GCTTAAATTTCAATGTTCTTCGTGTGGGGCCTGTTGCGCAACGGCAGGATCTGACGGTAGAATGCCTAATAGGGGAGATGGAGCATGCGTACATTTAACTAATGAAAATTTATGTGCTATATTTGATGATAGGCCTGATATATGTAGAGCGGATTATATGCACAAACAAATCCAAAAAACATATCCTTATGTAGATAAATACGAGTATTATGTAAAAGCCACAAAAGTATGTCATATGCTTATAGATTTATATGAATTAGATGAATCTTATAAAATACCAATATCTGTTTATAATGAACAATTAGAAAAAATACAACAAACTATTATAAATAAAATGAAATGAAAGAAAGTAAATTAGTAGACATGCAAAGAAGTGTCGAAGCTCTTAAGCGCGTTACACAACAGGTATTAAATGAAATAGCACATCTTAGAGAATTAAGTGTAGGCACATTAGAATTAGTAAAACTTATGGACGGTTATGATGAAGCTTTAGAAAAATTAAAGACTGAAGTTGTAAAAAAACCTATAGAAGAAAAAAAATTAGATTTAGATGTGGAATAGCAATTGGAAAAAAGGGGAGGACTATCCTGTTTGGGGAGAAACCGATGTTTATAAAAAAACAATTACAGGTGGCTACTTAATTAATGGGGAATCTCCTAAAGACGCATATGAGAGGGTTGCTAAAACTATAGCAAAGCGTTTATACAAACCAGAACTAGCCGAAAAGTTTTTTGATTATATATGGAAGGGCTGGCTGTGTTTAGCTTCACCGGTGTTATCTAATACTGGCTCAGATCGCGGATTACCTATTAGTTGCTTTGGTATTGATGTAGCAGATAGCGTTCATGATATTGGTACTAAAAATTTAGAAATGATGTTACTAGCAAAACACGGCGGGGGTGTTGGTATCGGAATTAATATGATTCGTCCTGCCGGAGCTAGAATAACAAACAATGGAACAAGTGATGGAGTGGTGCCGTTTTGCAAGATATACGATTCAACAATACTTGCCACTAATCAAGGATCTGTCAGACGAGGAGCTGCTTCAGTTAATATCAATATTGAACATCCCGATTTTGATGAATGGGTTGAAATCCGAGAACCTAAAGGAGATGTCAATAGACAATCACTCAACCTCCACCAGTGTGCTGTGGTCGGCGACAAGTTTATGCGAAGACTTGAAGCGGGAGATAAAGAAGCACGGAGGAAATGGTCCAAACTCCTTCAAAAGCGTAAAGCTACTGGCGAACCTTATATTCTTTTTAAGGGAAACACAAATAAAAATAATCCAGAAGCATACAAAAAGAACAGTTTAAAAGTTCATATGACTAACATCTGTAGTGAAATAGTATTGCACACGGATGAAAGCCATAGCTTTGTTTGTTGTTTATCATCAGTTAACTTAGATAAATATGACGAATGGAAGAATACCAATCTGATATACGACGCCACATGGTTCCTGGACGGTGTGCTAGAAGAATTTATCCAGAAGGCAAAGAATATGAAGGGATTCGAGAACTCTGTACGCAGTGCGGAAAAAGGGAGGGCTCTTGGGCTTGGTGTCCTTGGGTGGCACAGCCTGTTGCAGAAAAACGGAATTGGTTTCGAAAGCTTATTAGCGCAATTCAAAACACGAGAAATTTTTTCAAAAATAAAAATTGAAACAGAAAGAGCATCAAGAGCATTAGCTGAAACATACGGTGAACCTTTGTGGTGTGTAGGTACTGGATTTAGGAATACTCACCTTAGAGCTATTGCACCTACGGTATCTAATAGTAAATTAGCAGGTAATGTATCGCCGGGAATTGAACCTTGGGCTGCTAATGTATTTACAGAGCAATCTGCAAAAGGTACATTTATACGTAAAAATAAAGAACTTAAAAAAGTATTAAGAAAAGTTGGAATCGACACTAAAGAAACTTGGGATAAAATTTTGGAAGATGGTGGATCCGTTCAAGGAATTAAACAACTTGACGGATGGTATTACGATCACGGAGGAAGACTTAACCAAGAAGAAGGAGAATTAGTAAAGAATGTATTTAAAACATTCAAAGAAATAAATCAATTAGAATTGATTAGACAAGCCGGAATAAGGCAAGACTATATTGATCAGTCGGTAAGTTTAAATTTAGCATTCCCGTCGGAAGCGTCGCCTAGATGGCTAAATCAAGTTCATATTGAAGCTTGGAAAAGAGGAGTTAAAACTTTATATTATACTAGAACAGAGTCTGTATTAAGAGGTGATATAGCTGCAGCGGCTATGGATCCTGATTGTTTAAGTTGTGATGGTTAATATGTCCAAATAGTTGTTTCAGGCGCGTTAGGATAACCAATTCCAACGTGTACAAAATTACTTTTACGCGATATTCCTATGCGTCTGAATCCAACTTTAATAGCTGCGCTTACCAAATTAAATGTATTTTCACCGCCAGCGCATTTAATATCTACTGCGGCGCCATATGTGTGCTCACCTGGTTTGCTTTTTACAATTTCTACAGGATGAGAGGCAGATCTATATGAAGAATTAAGAATAATAGGCTGGCCATATTCTTCGCGAAGCTCATCAAGCATGGTCAACAGCTTAGGATCCATTTTGTCCATGTTGCCTTTAAAATCTTCTTTGTCGTTAAAATATTTCATTTTTCACCACATTTTTTACTAGGGTTAGATACTTGCCTCCAGTCTTCTTTTTCAAACCAATCACGCAGCGTGCCACCTTTAGTGCTTGCACCTTTTACGTTCGTTTTAGAATCTCTTTTATACTTACCCGCTTTGCCAGCTTTTCTTTTAGCACGAACAACTTTATCTTTTTCAGATTTACTCATACTACGTATTTTAGCAAGTGGTAAACAAGCTTTTGTTGTGCCACCACCCTTTTGCTTTTGAAACGGAGAATTGTTTTGTTCAAATGCCATAATTACTTTTTCTTATTCATTTTTTGCATAGCTTTAATATGCCCTTCAATTTTTTTAGCTTGTGCGGCATGCATGCGAGAAGCTTTTTTAAGTTCCCCTACAATTGATTTTAAATTTTTGTCCATAATTATTTTTTCTTTTTACCCATTTTACCAGGCCCACCTGCACTTGTACATCTTACGCCCCAACCTGAAGCATAGGCAGATGGCCATACTTTAAATTTTCTTTTTGCAGCGGCTTTGCAAGGTCCGCTAATTTTTGCATACAATGGTGAATTCATATTATCTTCTATTTGATGATCTACTATTACTTCTGCTAGTTCCTCTGCCAGAGCTTCTAGTTTTCTTTTTCTTTTTCTTTTTAGGTTTTTGTATACCTAATTCCCATTCACTCCATCCAGCAACTAGCATAGATCTTTCAACAGGTGATATATCTTCTTGAGTTGAAGCAGCAATGTTATTTACTTTTTTAACAACCCTATCTAGCGGAACATTTGTAAAAGCAGATATAACATTAGCCCCGGCCATGTATGCAGGATTATCTAAGCTAAATCCTTTATTAAGCATTTCATCTTTATTCCATTCATATGACTTAAGAGCACTTCTTACTTTTTGTGCTTTAGATTGAATAGGAGGAGATATACTTAATAATTGTATTAAAGCGGTTTCAGCATAATCTGGTCTTGCTTTTTTAGATTCTTTTATAATTTTTATTAAAGTATTTTTTAGAGTAGATGCAATAGCACCCTGTATACCCATACCTCTAAGTAAACCATCAGCCATGCCATTTGCAACATCCAAATATTTTTCTTCTTTTTTCTTTTCATCTTCGTCGTCATCTCCAAAAGCAATCATAAATACTGCTTTTTGAAGCATATTAAATACTAAGTTTTGTACAAACCCATAATATAATAGTTTAGATATATTTGTTTTAGCATCGCCACGCCTATTTATAAGATCACTGGCGGCTTTTTTAGTTAATCTAGCATATTGTGCTGGGGTGTTTGCAAAAGCTAATATGGTGCGCCCTAATGGCCCCGCTTGTTGTGCGCTAATTCTATCAGGTCTTGAGGATTGTTGTGATTCTTCAGCTATTTCTCTAAAATCTAAAAATGCTTTTTCTTGCGCTTCGGCTTCTGTTAACCCTTTTTTAATATAAGATTTAATCCTATTTCTGTAAAATGTTGCGCCCCCTGATGCAATTGCAAAACTGTCAGCTGCTTGTGTAGGTAAAAATCCAGCTTGAAGTATTTTGCTCACTACGCCTCTTGCACCACCTTTTTTAGCCGCATCAGCTATTTCAGATTCACTCACATTAAACCTTAAACCTCCGCGCCTTTCTTTTAAAAAGTCAGAATTAAATAAAAACTTAAAGTCTTTCCAGTATTGTGGTTGATTTGCAAGAGCTTTTCCTGCTTGATAAATATTGTTGTCGCTCCAGTTAACGAAGTTAATTGAGGATATTGTTTGTAATACAGCTGATCTAGTATTAAAAAACATAATTGCTCCAACAGAATTGTTTAACCAATCAGTAACTCTACCAGCAAGAGAATCACTTGTAAATGGTTTGTTTCTACCGGTTTTCATTCTTGTAAGAATATTTTCTAAAGCTTTCACATATGGCTTTCCAAACGCGGCCTCAAGCTTGTTCATGTTTTCTTCAGAAAATATTAGGTCTACGTTAGTCTGCCATTGCTCTAAATACTTTTTTCTTTTTATAGAGTTAACATTATCTAATAAGTCTGTTGTAATACTACCCGCGAGCCATCCTTCTTTAGGAGCAGAGTATTCATCATTTTTTTGAATAGCTATAAGTTGTTCTGCAAAAAGCTTAAGTTCAGAATCTTTATTTACATAATCAACTAAATCTTTTTGATCTGTTTTAAATAAACCAGGTACGTTATTACCTTGATCATTCCATATATAAACTCTTACAGCTTGTTCTCTCGTATATTCATCAACACTTTTCTTTTTAAGGTTTTTAGGAATAATTTCTAAATCGTTTTTAAGCGCTTTATAATCTTCAAACATAGCTACACGAGCTGCAGATATATCATTCATTGCTCTAGCGTAAGGGTCTAATAAATTATCTTTATACCATTGCATTTGAGTATCACCTACTTTACCCTTAGCCAATGTTTTATATAATAAACCCGTAAAGTCTTCAGCGCTGGGCGGAATAAAGAAATTAAATTTACCTTTGCTTGCACCTCTTACTTGAGCTTTAGCTGGTGAAAATCTTTTATATGTTGCAATGCCGGTTTTAGCCTCAATAATATTATTAAAATCTTCGTTTAAATCTTGTGATTTGCTATATTTAATCCTAGCTTCATTAGCCTCATTATCAAGCTCTTGCATTTTATCTAATACCTGTTCATTAGTACTGCCTTTAGGTAAACGTTGAGATTTAGGTAATTCTAAATTGTTTTTTACTGCAGCTTTGGATATTGATTTACTTAATTTTATTAATCCTTTAGCATCAATGCTATAGTCTATTACTTCTCTTTGATCTTTGTATTTTTGTAAAACTTTTAAAAATTCTTCCGCATTATAACGACTTTTGCCATTCCCAGTGTAGCCTTTAGCATTTAATATTTTGTCTAAAGTTTCTGGAATTAAATTTACTTTTGCTTGAAAAACAAATTTTTGTAATGCGGAAAATTCAATTTTACCATCCGCATAGTCAACAAGCTTATTAAATAATTCTAAAGCAGTTGTTTCATGCTCTAGCACCATTTTTTTGCCAGGAGCTTTAATTTCAAATCCGGGAGTAGATAATTTTCTTAACATACCCCTTTGATCTGCCGACGTTAAAGCTATAAATCCTTTAATTTGCTCTACAGTGCCTTGCTCCTTGGCTTGATCTATTATTTTTTTATAATATTTTAATGTTTCTTCTGCCTCTGCTTGAATAGTTTCAACATTACCTTTAAAATCTTTTTTTATTTCAGTTATATCTTGTAATCCTTTTAATTTTTCATTATTAAAAGTTATATATGTTCTTCCTTTTTCTTTTAAAAGCCCAAATCCTAATTTATTTTTCCCTAATAAAGGATTAACAATCTTATTAAATATTGCTTCATTAGTAGTAATGCCATCTATTTTTAAAGTTCTTATAGATCTACTTATGTATTTTAAAAAGTTTTTAACTACCTCTTGTTTAGCTTCATTATTTTCCGCGTTTTTAAATTCTAATTCTAAATAATTACGAGCAAAATTATATCCAATTTCTCTTTGTTCATACTTAAATAATTTTCTATAAGTTTCAAAAGCTGAAATAAGATTTTCTTTACTTGCAGTGCCCTCTGATATTTTAAATAATGATTTTAAAAGATCTGTTTCAAATCTATTTTGAGAAGCAACGCTTAAAGTTTTAGATGTTATATTTTTAATTTCATTAAAAACTTGATTATAAGTTTTAGCTTTATTTTCTTCTAATGCTCCTTTTATTTTAATAATAACATCATCAGTTAAACCTTCATATTTATTAACATCTTTAATATTGCTAATTTCTTCACTAAGCTTTTTTCTAACATCAGGAAGCATTGTTTTTGAAAACAATAATCTACTTCCTTTGCCAGTTTCAATATCAGTTTTTTGTTGTGGAGTAAGATCAGCTTGCTTGCGGACCTCTTGATTAGTCATGAACTTAGCAAGTATGTTTATTAAACCTTTAGCAGTCTGTGCTTGTTTATCTCTAGGACCAGCGGTTCTTTTACCATCAACAATACCTATGGCTTTTAAAATTGAATCGTTATTAATACCTTTTAATTTTTTATAAGCAATTAACCCCGCTTTTTTAGTGCCTCTTGCCAATCTTTCGTATAAGTTAATGTTTTTTAACACATTATTTGGCACGCCAGTTGCAGTGCCTATAAGACCCTCACTAACAGGAGCGCCTTCTAATACAGCAGCATCAGGTAAAGCTTTTCTAACAGTATCAATGTTATTTTCTATGAATGAAATAACCTTATCTAATTCTGCTTGTGTAAAATTAGATGATCCTTCAAATTTCTTAACTGGTATACCAATTTCTTTAGCAAGTGTTTGTTTTGCCCAGTTAGGTAGTGTTTTAAATGTAAATTGATCTGGAGTCAGCTCTGGTAGTTTTTCTGCTACAATATCTTCAAGCTCTTTTTGATTAGGCTCACTAAGAATTTGTTTTTTAACTTCAATTAATCTTTCCGCAGGTTTTGTTTCTGCAACTTCAATTTCAGTTTCCGGAGCGGCTAAAGTTTCAAAGCCATCTTCACGGTCTTCTCTTCTGCTTTCTCTTTTAGTTTTTTCGCTTTCTTTATATAATTCAAGCTTAGATCCTTTTCTAGCAAATTGTATATCAGCAAATATTCTTTCGCCAAAGGCTTCTATGCCTACAGCTTTTTTTGTACCTTTACGTTTAGCTTCAGGATTAAACTTTAATATTCTATTTGTTAAATTTTCTATTGTTTTTTGTGCTTCTTCCGGCGTAGTTGATATACTTTTAATATAATTATTAATTACGCCTCCTTGTTCAGTAATTGCCCTATAAAGCTTTGGAAAAGCCCTGCGATCATTTACAAAGCTTTGATACTCTTCTTGTGTAGTAATATCTTGGGGAACCAGTTTATTTACAGCTTCTAATACAGATTGAGATGCCTCTTCAGATCTTGATTCTTTAATTACCGTTTTAGCTTGTTTAACCGCTGGTTCTTCTTCTTCAGGTTGGGTACCTATAATTTGTTTTGGGGGGGCAGAACTTAATACATCTTTAGAAAAAGTTTGTACCATATTCCAAGCGTCCTCAGCTGTATTAATATTAAAATTATCAGCTTCATCTTTACCTATTATAGAACCTACTATTGATTTAACATTATTAGCGAATCTTTGTAAAAAATCAAAATCCGTTTCTTTAATTATTTGTAAATTTACGGCATCGGCAGTAAGGTTAATTAATTCTTCTGCTTGTTCAACTTTACCATCATATATAGGAAGTCTACTAAAAATTTTATTATATTGTTTTTCTGTTAATTCACCATTTTCTTTTTTAGAATTTAACAAAGCAATATAATTATCTTTTATTTTATTAAATTGTTCTTCTGTAAACCCTTTTTCAGCAGCCATTGCGTGAAAATATTCATGTAAAGCAGTTGATGGGTTGTTTACCGCAGCCCTTTCAACAATAGTATATTGATTTTTACTAATGGGGTCAAACCCACCGTCAGCACCATTTTGCCAAATAGTATTAATTTGTTGCGCTTCTTCCTTTGTAATTACACTACCGTCATTTAAAGTTAGTAATGTTTCATCTGAATTAATAAAATCAGTTATTGTTTCAGCTTCACCACTTAAAACATTTACAACTTTATTTGCAAGCTTATTTAAAGAATTATTTTTTTTTACAGCTGCATCATTAACTTGATGTATTTTATATCCTCTATAAAAATCTCCTTCTTGTAATCCTTTGGGCTGTTGCAATTCTGTGTTTACATTAGATTTTCTGAGTAAAGATATTTTTTTATCTTGATACCCATTAAATTCTGCTTCAAGATCTTTTCTAATTAAATCTTTACTAGTTTCGTCTAAATTAGAATTAGCTATTTTTTTCCATCTTCTATTTACTTTTTTAGATTGTCTGTCAGCTTCAAAAACAGCTTTTTGGTCAGCTTCAGAAAGCTTTAAAAATTGAGAAGCTGAAAAATCTTGATTTAATGATAGCTCTTTAATTTTAGATCTTATAACACGAGCAGCTTCATCTTTAGTGTTTGCATTGGTGTTTTCCGTAAAAGCATTCGAAAGATTGTTTATTTCTTTCAATGTATTCTCAATTTCCTGTTTATTTTGTTTATCTGTAATAACATCATAAGCATAGGCTCTAGCTAAATTACCAGCATTAGCTATTTTAAAACCATTACCAATAAAAAATCCTTGAGCAGTCGACTCTGTAACACCTTCAAATGCATTTTTATCTTCATTTAATATAGTTATATCAGCTACATTCCCAATAATACTATTTAATCCTTCACCTCCACCTTCTAATACGCCTCCTGCAGGAATATCTTTAATTGCTTGTTTAAATGCCGGAACAAATCCTTCTTTATAAAATAATGTATTTGCAGATTTTAAATCTTTTACCAACCTCACAGTAGTTAGCATTTCAGTTCCTACTTCAGCCGCTCCATATATTCCGCTAACAGTAAGTTTTTTTAAATCACTTACATTTAAAGCTTCATTATATTTATCAATTTCTTTTTGTATTTCCGCTTTTTCTAATGGGTCGTCTGATTTACTATGTAATTCTTGTAATTTAGGAATTTGATTTTTTGCTTCTAATGCATCTAATTCAAATTGTGCTATTCGACCTCCAAAGCCTGAAGCTCCAAATAAATAAGGAGCAGCGGGACCTGTAAAAGCCATCGCTCCACTAGGTACAAAATTTACAAACGCATCAGATCCCCAATTAACTAAATCCTTTAAGCTAGAAATACTTTCTACAGGAATAGCTTTTGGCAAACCCTCGGCTGATTCTTTTTGAAGTTTTTGGCGGTAATTTAATAAGTCTTTAGTATAAGACTTTTCTTTTCCCTCTTCAGACTTAAGCATGTCTAAAGGTACCGCTAACCCCAATGCTATATCAGTGGTGGTAGTTTTTAAAACATTTTCTAATTGATCTATATTACTATAAGATCTTTTAAAAGAATCTATAAACTCATTTTTTTTATTTAAAATAGCAAGATCCCTTAGCAAATTGCTTTCCATTTGCTTAGTGGATTTTATAATTTCTTGAGATTTTTGTTTTGCTATATTATACTCCTCTTCTGAATATGGAACACCTTGCTTAACGCTTTCTTCATACTGAGAAATGATATTATTAACAGCATTTATATTAGAATTTATATTAGAAGTTAATTCATTAGTAGTATTAAGTAAAGCATCCCTAAGCTTTGTTTCTTGATTAAGTAATTGCACACGTTTATCTTGCGCAATATCTTCCATAAAATCTCTTCTGTTATTTTCAATTTTTTGCTTTACTTCTACACCCTCTAATACGACGGGCTGTACTTTTCCGGTTTGTTTATATAAATTATATTCCTCTCTTTCTGCCGTTTTAAATTGATCTTTTTTAAATCTATTTATTTTTTCAACGGTAGCTTTTTTGTTTTCAAATTCAACATCAACATTACTGATTTTATTAAAGTCATCAATAATTTTTTGTGATTCTTTTGAAGTTACAACAGGCGGAATATATTCTGTATCTGCAACAGTACCAGTTTTAACTTCTGGTAAATCCGATGAAATAGTTACCGACTTGGAATCCATAACGGTAGGTTCGAGTGCCACACTTTCCTCCACAGCTGCACTCTCTGTCTCCTGTGAAGGGGTTTCCTTTCCCTCTTCATTGGGATCGGAATCGGTTTCTTTTATACCTGGGTTTTTTTCAAATAGCTCATCAAGAGTATAACCTTTAATAGATGCAATTTCTTCAATATCATCTTGAGTTAATGCGGTATCATTAAAAATATAATTTGGCATATTATTGTATTTGTTGTAAAATAGGATCTAAACGGCCTGTTCCTTTCGTAGCAGCTTCTTGAGCGGGGCCCATTTCAGGTTTTATTAATCTTAAATAATCATTTTTAAATCTTTTGCCTATAGTATTACCACCTATCCCTGGATATTTATTTAAAACAAGTGTAAAAAACTTTGCAGCACCTTGATCGGTACTTAAATCAAAAGTTTCAGCTTGTGTTTTTTCTGTTTCAGGTATAATTACTATGTTAGTTTGCGCATCATATTGTACATTAGGCACGTCATAGTACTGGGCCCAACTAGTAGCGGGATCATTTTTGAATCTATTATATAATTCTTCTGGTGTTAAATTTAAATCTCCATAGCCTTTGCCCCCTGAGCCCGTATCTTTATCGTCGTCTTTTTTAGGGCCATCTACTAATTTTTTCATATAAATAGATGAAGGCATGCGCTTTCCAGCAAACAAAGTATATGCTTTTATAAAATCTTGTTGCATTTGGCTACCTTGTTTAACTAAATCTGCTTCAATAAAATTTATTTCTTCATCTTTTAACTCTTTACTAATAATGCCCCAAATTCCCCGAGCCGCAGGTATATCTTGAAAAAATGATTCCGCTTGAGCTTCAAAAGTAGGAGCCATTGCAGCCGCAATTTTTCCTGTTGCTGTTTTAGCATATAAGCCTCTTTTATCAGTTCCTTTAATAGCCGCCGTATATTGAGCTTCAGATATTGCTGCATCAGTAGGCAGTCCATCCTTTAGCCATCCCGCCCCTATATACGCTCCGTCTATCATAGAATTTATATTTACAATTTTTCCAGGATCGTAATTAAAAAAACTTAATGCAACTTCATCAACTGTTCCTTCAAAATTATCTCCAGTAAATTTTACTCTCCATTCTTCATTTTCAGAATCATAATAATATTCTTTTTCTCCAGGGGCCAACCCATTGTTTACAGTTTGAGCCTGAACATAAGCCAATGTTTTTGGGCCTGTTAAATCCATTCCCCCTTGTAAACCTTCTATAGTGGGATCAAATTCTTTTTGATAAAATTCTTGAGAAGAAGTATCAGCCTTAAGTACAGCATATAATTGTTGTAGCCTTTGTTGATATTTAGAATTAAGAACTTTTGCTTTTTTAAATTCTTCTTGTGTTTGGGCCTGTCTCATGCTCATTGCTGTATTAGTTAAGCCGTCAACAATATCAGACGCTTTAATTGCCGCATTACCTTTGCCCTTTAATTTTGTTATATTACTTTGTACTTTTTCTGATTGATTTAAAGCATAATCAGTCGCCCATTGATTCTGTTTTTTTATTTCTTTGGCAAGTTTAGTATTTTTTTGACCAACAAAATCAATATAATCTATAGTTGATTTTGTAACACTTCTTATTGTATTAGCCCATATTTGACCCGATTGTGTGTCTACAACTGTTTGTGGATTTTCGTATGCTCCCATTGTTATAAATTATTTATTTTTATCATCATGACTCTGCTTTCATGTAGGCTGAGGCAATATCAGCAACTCCCCCAACACCAGTTCCTAATATATTACTCGCATCAGCTCTTGCTTGAGCAGCCACCTGTTCTTGCCCCGTTATTTGAGCTTGTTTTCTATTAAGCTGTTCTGTTTCTCTTCTTTCTTTTTCGCCAAAAACAAACGCTCTACCCGCTGCAGTACTTTGTTGAATTCTTTGTCCTTCAGATAATTCTATACCTTGCAGCCTTCTTTGCTCTGCTATTTTATTAGCCTCTAATGCCGCTTCCCCTTGTGCTCTGAGCTTTTCATTTTGTGCTTCTTGGGCTTCTATATTAGCGGCAACACCTTTTTTACCTGCTGCTGCCGCTTGAGCTAATGCTGTTGCACCACCAGCACTTGCTCCTGTAGCTCTCAATGTATCTAAAGTATTTGCTAAAGCAATATCCGTTTGTTCTATTTGTATTTCTGCAGCTTTTGTAGCAACACCTAAATTAGCAAATGGATTAGTCATTTGATCAGATAAATCTATAGCTGTGTCCGAAAGATTAGATATTTGATCATAAGGGTTTATGATTGCTTGTCTATTTCTTTCTAAAATATCAAGCTCTCTTTCTCTTCTTCTTGCTTCGCTTTGTGCTCTTCTAGCTCTTTTATTTGCCGATGACGACCCGAATAAACCGCTCAATAAACTTATTCCACCTCCAATGGCCGCCGCCGCTATAATAGGCTCCAGCTTAATTAGTCCTTCAATATCATGGCCATACCATGCGAGCTTTAAAATTTCAATTATTTGTTCCATTTGTTATTATTAATAAGATGATCCTACGTATTCCGAAGATACAGCAAATATTTCTTTCATACCGCCTAAATCTGTAACGTTATCAGTTGATAAAGTGACTGTTGCAAAATAGCCTTTAATACCTGTTATTTGATTTCCAAAACGTATTTCTTCAGACACAGGTGAGCTATTATTAATTAAATTAGTCATATATCTATTTTCTTTTCTATTAAAGCCGGCTCTGTTTATAGGAGGCACTAACGCCGCTGGATATTCATTTCCAAAATTATCATATGCGCCTTCGTTATAGCTATATATAAAAGCAGTGGTATCTAATGTATTTGACTGACTATATATTTGACCTAATTCTGTAGTTTCAAAAGGCAAAGTATTTATAGAACCTATTCCAGTTCTATCTGAAACAAAACTATCTACTTGCCAACCATTGCTGCCTTCATAATTAATTGTTTTAAAAACTTTTGAAACACTTACATTAGGATTAAAAATAAATTTAATTTTTGATTTATATTCTGTGCCATAAAAAATACCTCTATTTACGCTTTCTACGTTATGACGATATAATCCTTTTACGTTATTACTATAGCTTGCTGCAGGAAAAGTATAATAAAAGTTTTTTACACTAGCACCCATGCCTGGCTTATAATCATAAAAACTAGTCCATCCATTTACTGATTCATCAAACGATAATGTATAATAATTAATATCAGCATTTTCGCCAGATGCATTAATAGTATAATTTTGAGCAGGCTGTAAAGACAATACATATTGTTTAGTATGTATGTCCCAAGCCCCCATTGCTTTTCCTTTAGCGCCCAGCGGGCTATCTAAAGCGCTTAGCTTATCTCTAAAAAAGTCATACATGCCATAGCGCTGTATTTCTGTTAATCCATCATTGGATAATCTTAAAACAGCATTTCTATCTTTATCAGTAAAGTATTGTCTAAAGCCATATACAGCGTGACTTTCAGGATTTCTGCTAATGCCAAAATTACCATTATATGCTTGTGGCTCACCAATTACCATGTTGCTAGTTGTGACTGTTGGGTTACCTTCTGCAGAATATATAATATTTTTATTTATAGGCGCTCTACTTACTTTTGCTTCTTGAAATATTGTTAGATAATAGTCTTGCGAATATAATTTTTGTATGGTACCATTAGCTGGATTTAAGCTACGCGTAATATCTTCACCCACACTAAATACATTACTATCGTTAATACCTGTTCTTGAATTAAATATTCCTGAATATATAAGAGCATTTGTTCTAAATCTAGCTAAAGGTTCTTCTTCAACTAAATAAGCTCTAGGGCCGTATGTAACACTATCATTATTATATCCGCCTCTTATTCTTGATTCTTCAATAACCCAATTTTTTGTAGCATTAGAAACTGAAGGTGGCTGAACTAAACTATCTCCAGGAGCATAGCCAGGTATGCCAAAAGAACCATTCCAAACTGGCGTATTGTCAGCTTTGGTGGCTTTTTTTAGCAAAAAACTATTAAAATATTTAACTTCTACTATTGCTCCCATTTAATTATTATTACTAATTTAATATATAAATTACTTAAAATTCCGAATCTGTATAACCTCCAAATGAAACAGTGCTTGAAGGGAAAGCCAATCCTTTTCTTTTTATTCCATTATTTTCAATAAATGCTACCCATATTCTATCATTAGTTTCAATGCCTGATTTATTAATTGTGCTACCCCCTATAGGAAAAGGGCTTGCTGTATCTGTTCCATATTGAGCTGAAGAATTTGAATTACTTACTAATCTAAAAGCATACCATCCTGCGCTTTCTGACCAATTAGAGGGTGCCCAAGTCGTTGTTAAAGCTTCATTAGTATATAGCTGAGTTATATATCTTGGCAAAAATTCTCTAGCAAACAAACTTAAACCTCCCGTAAATTGTCCATTATTACTCGCTTCTTGAGCAGTATTATATCCAACAGAAGAAAATTGATATTCAAAAAATGTTTCCCCGTTAGCAGCCGGATAATAAAAGTCGCCCCACTTTATAGTGTAGCTAAACATAGAAGCATCATAAAAACTTGTTGAAGGTAATTGTGCAGGTGTTCCGTTCCAATCTCCAGGAGTAGTTATAATACTGGAATCAGCTGTATCGCTTCCGTAAGGGTATCGCACTATAAACCTATAATCTCCAAATTTATCTGACACTGAAGAATACGCTTTAACATTAGTCCCACCACTATTTATTGTAGCAGCGCCCCCAAAAGCTACTGCTCTTTGCGCAATAGTAGCCAACTCACTTTGATTAGTGTTATTCATAGCTTGAGTCTCTACAGCCATGCATTGCCCTGAAACAGCATTGTTAGTATTGATAGGACTATTTACTCTATTACTATTAAATGCTCCTATTGCTGAATTTTTATACTCTAACATTCCTTCAAAAGAAAATTCTTGATTGCTGCTTATTGGGAAAGATTGATTATAATAATCATATATATTTTTAGTTACACCCCCAAAAGATATAATTTTTCCTTCTATATCTATAGCATCAACCCATTGGTTATCTCCGGCTCCAGTGGCTCTATATTGTAATATTATAGGAAATAATGCAAAAGGAAATCTATTGTTATTTGAATTTTCTAAATAATTTTGATACTGGATATTTTCCATTGTTACATCAAAATATAGGTATCCCGTGCCTGCTGTTAGCCCGCCATCGGATTGGTTTGATGTTCCTAAAACATTATAATTTGTATTTTTATAATTAACTGCCCCGTTAGAACTATTTCTAAAAGTTGTTGCTTGCGTTGTATAAGAATTGCTTGCATCTGCTAGTGTTGTGGGTAACACTAAAGTATTACCATCACTTCCTTGTGCGCCTCCAATTGTTCTATCAAAATAATTAGATCCTGATCCAGAAGCGGGGCCAGTTGCAACAGCATTAGTAGCGTTACTTGTCCAATAAAGAGCTAAAGATGAGCCACCTGGCGAATCTAAATAATTATTAGCATTAAAAAATAAATTTGCTCCAAATCCAGGATTTACAACCGCTTGACCAAATACGAGATTTACTGTAAAAGATGTTTTATTATTAGAACTAGGTCCTGGATCTTGAACTTGAATTGTTAAGGAGTAAGAACCAGTGGGGTCAGAATTATTGCTTACATTAATTTGTCCTGAAACAGGATCAATGGTAAATATATCGGGATGAGCATTAGAAACTAATGAATATACTAATTCTCTTTTATTAATAGGAACACTATTCCCGTCTGCAGTACTTGTATCTGCGCTACCATTAACAGCAGAAAAAATAGAATTATTAGCATTTATAATTTTAGTACCAACGCTTTTTGATATGGTAGTTGGAGCCGATCCCCCCGAAGTAAATACAAAACTAGGAGTAACATTTCCTAATGTTAAAGTTGCAGTCGGAGATCCCCCAGAGCCACTTAAATCTTTAAAAGTAAATGTATAAACTTTAGGCCCATCGGCTAAATAAGCAAAATATGCTCCTGAAGCAACTTTTAAATCATATAAAGTCGTGCTACTGCCAGGATCTGGTACTAATTCAAATTGAGAAGTAACATTTGTCCCCTCCTCATTAATAACACTTATTAAAGTTAAATTTACAGGCTGTGGAGTATCTCCGCCCGCAGCTGTAAGTACACCAAACTGAGAAACAATAGTATCACCATTACCTTTTGCTTCTGTAAAATTAGATGTAAAGCTAGATAAGCCTGTTGCTTCGTTAGGGTTTCCGGTAAGAATAGCTTGATTTAATTCTGAAATTAATCCTGTTGTAGATGTTTCATAATAAATTTGTAATAAACTTTCTACAGGGCTTGTTTCAAAAACACTCAATTTAAAATTATAAGGAGTTGTAGCTGAGCCAGAAGCTCCTATTGCATTAGAATTAATTTGAGATATTCTACCAATTAAAGGATTTGATAAAGTATCATAAATATTAGGTATACTCGCTCCAGCCCCTATACCAAATAAATCATCTTCTTCCGCTATTGTAATAACGGTATTTGGTAAAGGCAAACTCTGAGATGTTTCAGGGTAAAATTGGGTGTTATACGAGGGATTAGTATTTAACACGTAATCAGGCGATACCCTCCCGAATAATTCGACAGAACTTCTAAACTGTTTTTGTTCTGGCCCAACTTCTGACAGGTCTCTAGGAACTTTGTTAACATTGTCATTAATTAAAGTAATAAATCCTACTTCATTAACAGTATCGTCTGTAGTTATTCCATTTGGGGGCCCATTTAAAATACCAGGTAAATACACATTATAGTATTCTTGTTCTGTTTGTTTAACTACAATTTTATAACTATACCAGCCTAACGGATTATAATTAGCGCTTGAAGAAGTTCCGTTATATAAGCCGGGAGTGCCAGTAGAACCATTTTTATCAAAGCCAGCCCCATCTAATTGAGTATTAAATAATACTTTTAATGAATCTCCTGGCCATGTACCTGCGGGCAAATTAGTAGCATCCGAAGATGTTCTATAATTATGATATATAGTGGACGCGTCAAAATTTAAATTAGTGCCGTCGGCATTTTGAGATGCCTGCGATATATTGTTAGATAAAATTACGGTAGAAGATCTTCCATATTTATCAGATAAAACTACGCCAACTTGATAATTTCTATTTTGTTTTAATGTGCTTGCGGGATATTCAGTTATAGCTGTTGTACCCGCCGGCGTATTAGCGCTGGAAATATTAAATGATAATTTTTTACTTGCATTAACATTATAATCTATTGCACTAGGTGGAGTATGTTTGTCTTGAAAATTACCATAAATAATTCTATTACCAGAAACTTCTTGCGCTAAAGCCTTTACTGGAACTTTATCAAATACTCTAACTAATTCACTTTCCGGTAAAGTTTTATAAGGCTTGCCGCCTTGATAAGTATATTCTAAGGTACTAGCTGTGCCAAAATTTGTAATAGTATCTAAAGCATAAACAGGTATTGCACTGTCTTCCTTGTAAAGTATTTCTATTTCTTTAATGTGAAAGTTTGTTGATAACTGGTTACCTGCTACAGGAAGCGGAATTTGTAGTAATATTTTATTAACTTTATTTTCCATAAAATCAACAACCGTGCTTCTATAAGTAGCATCTTCGTCTGTTGTTGTTCCAGCCGCTCCCGTTGTTAAAAAATATCCATCTTGTTTAGGTATAAAAGCCGCTTGAGTAAATGGAGCAAATACAGAGTATTCGTTATCGTCAAATCTATATCTATAGCTGAATCTAATAAATTTATCTTCTAAAAAATTAGCATCACCAGCATATGCGGGGTTACCATTAGAATTTTGTAAATAAGGGTTTGCTGTAGTTGTATTTGGGAGAGCGGGAGAAACAACATCGTACATAGTTGTTTCATATCCTGATAAGCCAGCAGTTGTAGAATTTTTATATAGCCTTATAGGATCATACGGAGCAAATTTAGCTATCGATATTTGGTCTTCATTTGTATAATAATTAGAATCATTAGACGCTAATGTTATATTTAATTTTCTTGGCTGATTTCTATTATCCGTAAAAAATAAAATATCTTCTAATAAGTTAACCCCATAAATAGGGTTAGTAGTAGAAAAATTTAAAAATGAACCTGATACTAATTGATAAGCAAATTCTGTTTGTGTATTATAAGAATATATATAATTTTGACCGGTTGGATTATAGGTAGGATTAGCGGCTGGGTTAGGAGAAGGGTCGGTGTAATTAGTTAAAAATAAAAAAATTAAATTATCAATTTCACTTACGTGAGACCCTATTATTGTTAACCCGCTTACCCCGGCCAATGTATCAAAATTTTCTAGCAGTTTATTACCCAGAACATTTTCTAAAGCACCTACGTCGTCACCCTCTGATTTGCTAACCTGTATATTAAATCCTTGCCTATATTCTCCGTTTGGGACTAAGCGAGCATCTAAGTCTAAATTCATTTTAGACTTTATAAAAGCATTTTTTACTTCTGCCATTTATTTAACTTTTAATCCATTTAGATTTATTACGCATTACTTGAACTATTTCATCCAGTTTAATATTAGATAATCTAATTTTTGCATTACGAAGTTTAGCACTTTTTTCTCTTTTATATCTATTAACTATATATTCAGGGGTATTTACTTTAGTAGATAAAACGGCATGATTTACATAAGCATATATAGCCTCTTCTGCCATTTTAGGCACTTTCATGTCTTGATCATACGCGAGCCCATCAGATATATATTCAAATATTATCAAAGCATCTCTTAAATTACTTGAAAAAGATATTTTACCTTCTCGATGGTTCATTGTAAACCAACCATTTCTTTGTGATGTTTCAGGATTTAATCCATATCTTTCGCCTAAAATTCCTTCAAAACCAAATCCATACCAAGAGCCTGGATATATACCTTTATTTATTTCATTTAAATTTAAATTACCATTTATTAAACGATCATTAGCTTTAGCCCATCTATCTTCCGTTAAAGAAGTTGCATCTAAATCTTCACTAAAATTATCTTGAACAGGTATTCCCTGCCAATCTTGCGGTAATAAACTGTCTGGATTAGATGTTAATGTTGTAGGATATATAATATGTTTTACACCTAATTGATCTACCCAAGACATTTTAACATAATTAACATAGTCTTGAGGTAGAGGTATTGATAAATTAGGGGGTATAGTAGCTTCCTGCGATTTTATACTAGGCAAAGTATCATAACTAAATTCTTGTAATGCTCTTTTAACATGGAAAATTACGTCATTTCTTTTAACATTTTGTATAATTTTTCCTTGCCCGACATAACCTACTAAAAAATTTGTAACTAATTCAGACACTTTTATATAAGAATAATTGCCGTAATTTTCTTCAACAACGTTTCCAAAAGCATCTTCATTTCCATAATTGCCTCCTGTTAAATTTTTTAATTGAACAACTAATATATTATTATTTGGCAATGTTGCTGTGGTAGTAATAACATTATTAGAAACAGTATAACTTTGAATATATTCTGTATAAGTTCCCGGTAAACCATTAGCGCTGGTATAAAGTTTAAAATTATTTTTAGCATAATCCATATTTGTTGGATCATAATTACCAAAAACTAAATTTGTATTAAATGTAGTGGTAAATTTTGTTATTGTACCATCTGCTAAAAAAGTTTGGGATCCTGCATAATATTGCGCATTAGTTTCTTGAATTAATCCTCCATTTGGTTTTGCCATAGCTTTTTAGCTTTTTTGATTTATTTCATCCATTTGTACTTGCTGTGCCGCTGCTTGAACTATCTGAGGATCTCTTATAATAATACCGGCATATTGTAATATTCTTAAAATAACTTCTGATTGCTCGCTTATATCTAATTCAAAACTTCTAGAACCAACTTTAGTAGAAGGATTGTATGCAGTTGAATTATATATATATTGGCCTCTATTGCCCACAGTAAATCCCCAAATAACATCTAATGGTTTTCTTACATATTCAACTTGTATATTATTTTGAATTGTATCGGGCTTTATAAATAAATAATTATTTTCATATAAATATGTAGGAAAAGTTTCAGTAGCTTTTGTTAGTTTTGATTTTTCAGAAGTATAGAAATCATTTCTTTGCAATTTTTGCACAAGGACTTCATTATTATATGTTACTTCACCTATTCTATATAGTTCTACAGATATTCCATAAGCATCTGTAGTAGGCAAAGTAAAATAATTGGTAGGAGTAACAGAAACGTTATTATATGCAGCATTACCAAACGTTTTAAATATAGCTAATTTTTCATCTATATTTTCTAGCCTATCAGCGTAGTTTAAATTGCTTTGAGGAACTCTAGCCTGTTGATTTAAATCTTCAAAATATTTTTCAAATATTTCAAGTTGAACTTGTGTCCCTACTTTGTTAAATTCATCAGGAGTCATATACCCCCTTTGCTCTTTATTTAAAATAGACAACACTGTTTGATATACAGTATTTACGTTTATTGCCATTTTTATTTTTTGTTATATAATAGTAAAGCCGCCAAAAGACGGCTCTACATATTATAAATATTACACGTTATAGAAGTTTTTTCTCTATAGATTTGTAAACCTCTATGCCTTCATCTGTTTTAAAGAATGCAGCCATAGCTGAGTACGGGTTTTCATCAAAAGGAACGTTCATTATTTTTCTTCCTGTTTTAGCCCACGCAAAAGTTCTTTGATCTTGTGATAAATCTAAAAGACCCAATTCGGTAGCGTTAATAGCTACATTTCTTAATTGTACATTTTCGTCATTAGCTAATTCTAAGAATAGTTGAGCGTTTTCTTTAGCAAATATTAAAAGATCTCTTTTGATCTCCTTAGAACTCATGTCAGATACCTTAGAGCCAACCTCAACTCTTAAAATAGCCTCAGCCTGATCTATATCCATATCTCTTGCTACATTTAAAGCTTCAATAATATATTCAATAGTTTCTAAATCATCTACGGCTTCTTCTACGGGATTAAATTCGGTATATTTAACTCCTTTCATTGGATGATAAAGAGATAATAATTTTTGCAAATTTTGTTTTTCTTTAGTTACGGTTAATGTGCCATCTCTAAAAACAATATGACCTAATGTTGCTTCGCCTGATTGTTCATCAACTAAAGGTGAATTTTGATTAGTTGCATACCTTAATTCTCTTTGTTCATTTTTTTCTTTATCAAACCATAATAAAGGATAGCGGTTTGTGTGACGAGATGATATAGTATATGTTAATGGAGTTTTAAGACCGTTTAATAAATATGTTCTGTCTTTAATTTCCCATTGTGGTTTTTTAGGTGTTGATACTTTAGCCGCGGGTTTTGCAGCTTCTTTTGTTTCAATTACTTGAGGTGCAACCTCAATATCTTTTACTGCTTGAGTAGCTTTTTTAGCCATGATATAATAAAATTAAATAATTAAAAAAATAAGGTAAGACTTACCCCCGTTAATTTAACGAGGGCAATCTCACCAAATACTATGATGCAGTAAACAATACGAAATTGTTAGCACCTTGTACACATAAACATCTTTCAGACAAGAAGTGAACATCCATAGAGTCAATGTCAGAAGTAAAAGCACCCCCGGCAGATCCAGTAATCCAAGATTTCATTCTTCTATCTTCAGTTTGTGAAGCTCTGTAACGAACGTGCAAGAAAGGTCTACGAATATTAGAACCTAAAATTTGGTCGTATACAGTTGATGTACCAGCAGGAATAAGAACTCCATCAATCGCTGAAACAGTTACTCCACCTCTAGTAGAAGCGTCATTAAGATATTTCCAGTCAGTTTTATAAAAGTCATAAGAACCTCTTCTAAATCCTGAGAAACCAAGATTCAAAGCCATTTCTTCAGAGTTTTCAAATAAACCAAAAGCAGTACCTCCTCCAATACCGGAAGAAATATTAGCTAGCATATCGTCAAAATCTAAAGAAGTTTTTCTATTAAGGAAAAGCATGTTTTCTTCAATAGCACCTTGAGTGTCAAGATTTTTAAGAATACTATCAAATTCGCCAAGACCGGCAGCAGCACTAAAATTGTTTAGTACATTACCTCTAGCTTCGATAGCAGCAAAAAGACCTTCAGTCCCACCATAATCAGCAGCAATACCAGCAACCCCAGAACCTGCGGCAGCTTTCTCACCTTCAACCATAGCCATTTCTAAATAATCTTCAAATCTTAAACGAGTTTCGGACTCAGCTTTTAAGTACCATAAGTATCCAGATGTTCCATCCTCAGTAGCAACTTCAACCCACCCAATTTGAGCCATATCTGATCCGTTGACCACATATTTTTCTTTAATAATAATTGGTGAATTGTTAAATTGAGTAAAAGATGGGGTTACGCTTCTAATATCAGCATCGCCAGTTCCTTTTCTATATTCAGAACCATATACAAATATTTTAAGACCAGCTAATACTGCGCCAGCACTTCCAAGAGCAGTAGAAAGATTAGCTCCCGTGTAGGTAGCAACAGTAAGAGTACCATTAGCACTTCCAGCAGCGTTAGATCCAGCACTAGCAGTAACTAAAGCTTTTACTTCAGCACCTGTAGTAGGATTCATTACTACAATTGTTTGGTTTGCAGATACTACGTTATCAACAAAAGTGGCTCCAGCAGTTGCATTAAGAGTAAATTGTAGATCAACGTTGTTTGCAAGTTTTGAAACATTGTCATAAGCAATGTGTAATCTATTTTGTTCTGACCAAATTACTTGATCTGAAGTCATAGGCATTTCTGCTCCTACCATACGTAGAAATCCAGAAAGAGTTCGGTTTCCATATCGTTCTACTTCTTGTTCGTAGATCTCAGGAAGATATTGTGCTGCGAAATCTGAAAAATCATCGCCAGCTTTATCTGTAAATTGCAGATAATTTGTAGACAGAACTTGTTGTTTCTGACTAGGTTTAATTGACCCAAATTCGGGTAATACATTTGCCATTTTTTAAATTTTAATTGTTAAATTTTTTTGTTCTAATTTTAAGTTTTGAAGAATCTAAACCGCTAACAGCTTTTACTTTTAAACCATTAACAAATACATCACCCGGGGCAGTTTGCCTTGGCTCAGTAGTTATGTTTTTGGTTTTAGCAACTTGTTCTTTAATGGCATCGGCACGGCCTTGCTCGTAGAAATGTGTTGCCATGGTATCGGCGTTTCGCGCAGCGTAAATTGCTTTATGATAACCAGCAGGATCTTTCATTTGACCGTTTTTGTCTAGGAACGTCCCAACAAAGTCTGTAAGATCTTTTTGATTATCAGCGGTTGATTCAGGATCTTTAATACCATATCTAACTTTTTTTTCTCCTAATTTAAAATCAAAACCTTTGAAATCATTAGAAAAATAATCTTTAGTTGTATTGATAAACCCCTCTCGAACCGCGTCATTACGCTTTTGTTCTTCATTGTATCGGTTAAAAAAGTCAGTAGCTTTTTGTTGCTCTTGAGTAACACCAGGTCTTAATTTAATTTCCTCGTAATATTTACTTTTAGTTTGCTCTAAAAAGTTTTTGGCTTTTGCAACTTCTTCTTTATATGCAATTTTTTTCTTGCGTATGTCTCTGTCCTCATCAACTTCTTCGTCCCATGTAAAATCTTCTAATAATAAATTTACATCTTCTGAATCTAAATGAGGTTTGCTTGTTTTATAATATTCTCTTAACAATGTGTTATTATCTACATTGGAATAGTCTGCATTAAGCCTAGCATAATCTTCAACAGTACCACCCGTTTCTTCCATAAACTTTATAAGCTTATCTACTCCTTCAGGAAGCTCTTGTGCTTTTGTTTCCGGTAATACTTCTTTTTGTTTTTGTGCGGCGTTGGTAGTTTCATCGCTTCCTGCCATTCGCTTCTCTTCAGAATTATTTTCTTCATCTTCAATAATTTGAATAGGAGAATCTACTTCTGCTTCGCTAGCATTGCTATTATCTTGTCTGGTAGATTTTTCATCTGTTGGCTGCTCGTTTCCTTCTCGAATTCCTTCGCTAGTTTTGGATTCGTTGCGTATAGGTACTTCATCTGTGCTTTGCTTTTGAATGGCATCTTCTTCTTTTTTAAGTTCTACAGCCGGTTTAGAAAGATCTACTTTAATAATATCTTCTTTTCCTACTAATTTTTTAGGAGTTCTTTTTTTAATTTTAAAATCTCCTTCTTGTTTTACTTCTGTTGACATAATATGATAATATAAAATTAATTAATAAAATTTACCTCGGCTCAAATTGTTCTAAGCCAAAGCCACTTAAATTATCATTACCCGCTGATTCAAAATCTTTAGGTAATAAATCATTTTTTCTTTGATCAATAAGTTCAGATTGTTGCGTACCTTGTATTTTTACGCGTTTATCTTTTCTATCTTCTATTTCTTGTTCTTTTTTTGTTGCGGCAGATGCTTGTATTTGAGCTAGTTGTATATTATAGTTGAACTCTTCTGCCATTAATTGTTTCTTAATTAATGCTTCTTGTTCCATTCTAGCAATTTCAAAATCTGATTTAGCTTTTTCAATTTGCACTTTTGTTTCCGCTAAAGCTTGTTGCTTTTGTACTTCGGCTAGTGCAGCTGCCTCGGACGCTTGTGCATTTGCTTGCGCCTGCGCTTGTATATTAGCTTGATTAGCTTGTTGGTCTCTTGCAGCTTTTTCTTTTCGTTTTAATTTTAGCAATTGATTAGCTAATTTTAAATTTGATATTTGACGTACATCAATTGCATCGTCTAAATCAATTCCTCCAGATTGTAAAGCAACTTGTATATTTTGCTCAAGTTTTGATTTTTCTTCTTCGTCAGGCTCTAATTCTAAAAATATACCAAAATCATGCATTGCTACTTTTTCCATTTCCTCTAATGTATTAACATTAAATGTATTAATACTATTAAGTAACGCATCTTTTGTTAATGGAAATTGTAGAGCATCATTAGCTCTTAAGCTTATATTTTCTGCTGTTTTAATTGTTATATACATTAAAGCTTTTAAAACATGTCTGGTAGCAACATTTGAATTCGCAGCAGCCATTTTTTGTAATCCGACTAAAGCATTTTTATCAGGAGTACTTCCGTCAACAGCTTCGTTTAATCCCGTAACATCTCTTATCATTTGCAAATAATATTGATAAGTAGATATTAATGATTGTATTTTAGCCATTCCGCTAGAAGATTGAAGTTCTTGTATAGGAACTTTACCTCTATTTAAATCACCATCTTGCGTTAATGATCTTCCAACAATGCTCCCCGTTTGAAAATACATATTTAATGCTTCGGCCGGGTTATAATTTGTGCCGTTGCCTAAATCAACTTCCGCTAAACCGTCCATATCTAAATAAACACCATCAGGAACAACTCTTGACAATACTTGTTGAAGTTTTAAATGCGTAAGCTGAATCATATCCGCAAAGCTTGTAATTCTGCTTACAAGAGAATCAACTCTTCCTTTATACATTCTAGGAGCACAAATAGAGTAATTCATGTTTACTTTAGTCACATCTGAAGACGGGCGAGTCATATTTTCGGCCAAGCTCCAGTCAAGAAGTTTATTTAAACCAAGAACTTTTGCTCCTGTATACAATACTTCTATACTTCTTGAAACTTTACTAAAATTATCATTTTCAGGAGGATTAAAAGTATCGTCTTTTTCTAATATTTTTTCTAATCCTTGATCAGTATTTTTTAATTTAAAAACTTGATTTGTGTATGTTTTGTATTCAAAAAATAACACAGATATTAAATTATTGTCATCTTGCCCTTTATAGTTTCTTGTATAATTACTATAATTGCTAGGCCCTTTATATTTTTGTATTTCTTCTAAATCTTCATTTGTAAGCTGAGGATATAATCTTTTTACTTCTGATAAACTTAAATTTTTAACTTCGCCTACATAATATATATCGTCAAAATTTGGATCTTCAGTGTAAGAATAAACTACATTAGCTGGATCTACATAATTTACTGTAATACCTTCTGATAAATTAAAATTAGTTTTAGATATTCCAATACCTAAAACAGCTAAATCATAAGCAATTCTGCGCTGGATTTCATCATATTTATTAAAAGAAAAAACATTTTTAATAATTTCTTCTTCAGCAATTTCAACACTTTGTTTATAATTTAATTGTAAATATAAATCAAGTTCTTCTTGAGAAGCCGGCAATTTTTCAGGCTGAGCTGATGCATAAATGTCTTCGCCCGTTAACTCTTTAAATTGTTCTATTAAATTTTTATTTTCTATATCTCTAATAGCATTGAAAGCAAAATCAGTTCTTTCTTTTAATGCAAATGGGTCAGTAGCAAAAGATTTTATTTCATAACCTTTATCAGTCATACCATTAACTACAATATCTACAAACTTAGGTATAACAGGTACTATTTTCCAATCTAAATTTAAATAAGACAAATCACCATTTATAGATAATTCGTCTTTATATTTTTGCACAGGCTGTTCACCTCTAGCATACAATCTTAATCTATGATAATTTTGAAAGTTTTGTAAATACCTATCGCCTCCGATGTCTTGTCTAAACCATTCGTTTTCTATAGCCCGCCCTACTTGGATACCATAGTCATAACTATTCTTTACTGAATCAGGTACTACCTGATCTGGGAATGAACTGTTATAGTTAGTATTAATCATGTATTTAAATTATTTTTGATGTAACTCCATCATTATTATATCTTCTTATTCCTAAATTTACCGGTTGAAATGTTCTTTTAGCTACCGGAGCATATTTGTTTTTATTACAAGCCATTATAGCTAGGCCAGAACTTATGGATGCATCGTGCTTTGTTCTGTTGTTAAGATTAAATTTAGACCAATCATTTAAGGTACGTGTAAAATACAAATCCCCATGTGTTTCGCCATTAAAACCTACATGAGCATCAATATACGATTCTATAGCGGCCGCATGAGCTTGCTTCATATCCTCACTTGAGTTAGGTACTCCGCCTATTTCTCTTTCTGTAATAGATAATTTATTATAAACTTTATCTGGTCGATTCATTGAGTAGCCTCTATATCCTCTTCTTTTTAAATAATATAATAATCTTGGTTTATTATTTTCCGCAAGCAACGGCATACCATAAAACACTAATGCCATTAATACATCTTCAAAAAATATTTCAGCATTATCAGGTCTTGAAATATATTCTAAAAAGAAATGATTAGGTGGTATATCTTCCATCGTAAATTTAGTAAGCCCGTGTAAAGACCCTTTTGATCCGCGCCCATCTACCGTGCCTGATATATCATAACTATCACAACCAAAAGCACCGCAATGCTCATTAGCTGGGTATCTTAAATTACCTTTAGATATAGACCTGTTTTGCATACTTTGAGGCGGAATCCATGAAATAAAAAATCTTCCATTATTATTAGGATAGAATTCTACTACAGAATCTTTTACTCCACCTCGCCATTGAAAATTACCTTGTGTTATAAGGCCCGTGTATTTTGTTTCTTCAATATAATCAATCTGTTCATAAATCTTAGTTAGATTAAATAAAGATTGTTTTGTTTCATCTCTAAATGCATGCTGAGTAGTCCGGGGAAATTGTCTATAAAATTCGTTTAAAGCGTCTTGATCTTTTTTTAATCCATCAACTTCGTTCATCCAATAATCAATTAC